TATACTATATCTGGTTTTCTACTGTGTTCTCGTCTTTGATCTACAACTAATTGTGGTATACTTTTATTTAGCCTTTTAGGTTTCCCACGAGTTGCCAATAAACACATTTCTGGATTACCTCTAGTCCAATAACCAAGACCTGTAAAGAAACCCATTTTAGTTCGATTCGTTTTTGCCCAAGTAAAACCAACTGTCTTATACTTGAAACCCCAGGCGTCAATAACTTTAAACGCCTGGTCTAAAAGTGGATCTACAACCCACATTAAAAGGACTGCATCGTCCTTAGCAATTCGGTCAACAGGTAACCGAATAATGTCAGCGATAGACATGCAAGGATAATGTCTTTCAGGGCTTTTATCTTTGCCTTTGTTACTATACGTTTTAAACGTCCAAGGTGGATCTGCATATATTACTCCATATTGTTTATTTGCGTTAAAGACCATAAGATATTAGTAAGTATCTAAAAAGTAAAACTATAATTAGAAACCTAGGTATACTCCAGTCTGTTTTCATTGCAAGTATTGCGCCAGTAGCAAAACCCCAATGTATAGTTATTAATATTAAAAATAAACTTGTTATCATACAAAAAAATCTTCAAGTGATGCTTTCTTTTCATAAGACCAACCGATTGAATTTAAAATAAAACTTAATGGGTCTAAAAATGTTTTTTGGAATTGTACTTCGTAATCAATATACTTGTCTAAATTAAACTCTTTTGGAAGTTTAGTCACATAACTAATTACATCAAACTTAAATGGATTTGCTTCTATTAGTTTTACAAACTTAATCTTATCACCTTCTTGTATCATTGGATACTTTCTACTTAATTTAAATTCTTTTATTTGATGATTGTAAATCAAAGCACCTTTTACGTGTATTGGTGTACCTTTGATAAAAATATCATTACTATGTTTGTATTTAGCCAAGTTATTACAAGACCTTGGAAAAGATATTTGTTCTGCTGACATATTATAAAACTCGTCTTTAAATTTAGATACAAATGTTTGTAGTGTATCTTCATTTTTTGTCATAATTAAATTGATGGCCTCTTTAATTTTACCACGACAAACTTCAGGTGTTGATGACTTTACAGCTTCAATACCCATAATTTTTAGTTTAGGTTCATCAAATGTAATACCTTCTTCATCTAATACATTTAACATATATCTTTTTTTCGCTGTCCATATACCTTTGTCAGCGATAACTTCTCGTTTCATAACCATTTTATTTCCAATGGCATTTGTATAGTCGGCAAGTTCTGCGAAACACTTATCTATAAATGGTTCTATTCTGCTACTAACTACTTTGTTTAGAAACTTTAATGTATCTACTTTTGATTTATCTTTACAAGTCGCCTCAACTAGTTTATCTAAAGTAAGATAAATTGAATCTGTATCTGACGCAACAATATAATCTACCTTATCGTGTGTCTTTAATATTTTATTGATATATTCATTTACATTCTTTTCAATAAATCTAATTACAAATTGACCAGATGAAGTGATAGCAGTTGCTTGTCTTACATCATAGTATCTAAAATATTGATTACCAATAGCGCCATAAGCAGAGTTCAACGCAATCTTTTTTGCCCATTGTATATTATGACAACGAGATATTTCTTTTGCTGTCTTTGGATCTTTTGTCTTTTGATATTCTTTCTTTGCTTGAAACGCAAGAGTTTTAAACTTAACTCTATCATTGTACATACTTTCCATAAGTCTAGGTAAGAAACCTGGACTATCTGTTTTAAACATAGCACCATTTGGTGTAATACAAGCGCCTTCAGTTTTTAAGTGTGTTAATGGTGTCGCATGTTTTAACATCTTATCAACTGAAACGCCCGATGGTTTAACGCCAATGATTTTTTCTGGCGAAATGTTATACTGCATAATTAAGTGTGGATATAGAGAGTTAATGTCAAATGATACTATCCATTTATGCATACCTGTAATAGGGTCTTTAACATAAGCGCCGTCATACTTGTCTTCCTTGACGTTATCTTCCTTTGGAGGAATCATTATATTATCTTTTTTTAGATAATTGTAAATCAACATATCCCACATTCTAACTTGCGAGAATACATCATTGTAATTAACTTTTGCTTCATACGCCATAGTTAATACAAGTTCAATTAATTTTAGTTTATCTTCTAGTCCATCAACAATCTCAACGTCTTTGATGTTGTAATCAATAAATGATTGGAAGTCTTTTGTATACCAATCTCTAAATGTATCATAGGGGTTTTCATCTTTTTGTAAGCCAAGTTCTACTTTACCAATATAATCTAGTTTGTAACTCTCTTGTCTTTGTGGTATAAACTTTTTGTATAGGTCCAAATAATCTAACATTACAATACCAAAAATATTATAATGAGTTTGTGGTCTACCTCTTACAACAATTGATTCTCTTTCAACTAAATTCCAAGGTGAAAATCTTTTAATAACTTTTTCATCTACTAGGTTTCTAATACGATTAAACAAATAAGGTATGTCAAAAAATTTAGTATTCCAACCTGTGATAACGTCAGGATAGTTCTTAATCCAAAACTTCATAAACTCCATAATCAAAGACTTCTCTGACTTACATCTTATATAAGTTACATCTGGTCTATCTGTTTTAAACTCGCCAGTGCCCCAAGTTATGATTTGTTTGTTAGATTGATTTTTTACTGTGATCGCTAGTAGTTCTTCCATTGGATTTTCTACATCAGGAAAACCATTTTCCGCACTACACTCTATGTCAACCGTAAATATTTTTATTGCATCTTTGTCAAATTGTACATCTTCAGGATACTCGTTTGCGATATATTGATATTGGTATCTATCCATACCAAACAATGGTGAGTTATCTGTATTATAAGACTTTTTAAACTCTCTTGCTTTTGATATACTTCCAAATGTAATAGGTTTAAGATTTTGACCTTTTAATGTTTTGAAATCTGTTTGTTCTTGCGTGATTGCATAAAGGGTAGGATTGAAATCTAATTTTTCTTTGTATTCTTTACCATCGTGTATACCACGTACTAATAACTTACCTCTATGTTCAATAACGTTTTTATAAAAATTCATAATTTATTTTGTTAAATATTTCCAACTATATGGAAACTTCTCGTCACAAATTTTAAACATCTCATCTGCAACATCTCTAGTTTCTTTTTGTGTATCTGGTTTACATCTTAAATTACAAACCCTAGAAAATGCGTATAGTGTTCCAGACCAATACCATTCAGTCATCATTGATTGTGGCAATACCATTCTTGCCTGTTCTGGTGCCACACCTTTTTGTAATAATGTATTGTAAAGTATAAGACAACTTTCCATAGTTGTTTTCATATTATACTTAATTGTTTGATCTAGTTCTATCTCACCGTCACTTCCTTGTTTAGAGTTCTTTGGTCTACCTCTCCACGTTTCAGGTTCGTATAGTTTAGGTGGGAAATCTACATAACGTCTGCTTACTTCATTCCAGGTTAATCCGACTTGATGTTTTACAAGTTGTCTTGCAACAAAGATTGGTGCTTTAATTCTAAACTGTAAACTTGCATGTGCGAAAGGTGACCAATGATTATGTTCGGCTAGATACTTAATAAGTTTTTCATCTGATAGTTCAAATGATTTTTTAGTCTTTGAATAACTTACTCTAGCAGCATTTACTACTGTTAAGTCATTTCCCATCATATCTATTAATTCAATTTTTATCATAGTCTATTATAACATTAAATTTTATGATTGTCAAGTAAATATACGACCAAACCATCGTGTTCTTTATTTAATTGAATTTGACAACCTAATCTACTCACATTTGGATCGTAACCTTTTTCATATTCAATTAGGCCACCTTCAAATGAGCTTTCATCTACTTTTCCTATTTTATCAATCCAAGTTTCATCTACTTTGATATGACACGTAGCACAAGCACAACAACCACCACAATCGCCAGGGACTTCTGGTAAGTTGCCAAAATCTCTGGCCGCTTCCATAATAGTTCTACCCTCGTCAACTTGGACTGGAATAGTTTCCTGTCCTCGTTTGAAGTTAACAGTAATCATTAAATCTTTGGTAATTTAGATTCCGTAATTAGACTTGGTGATGTTAAAATACTGCTTGTATTTTGTTGATATGATTTTAATATCTCATCTTTAGGTTCAGTCATAAACACAACTTTATCTTTTCCTATAGTTACGTTATCACTTTTGCCAAAAGCATTGTATAGTGACATCATTAATTGAATTGGTTTACCTGGGCCTGCTTGTTGAGGTATGATAACAAATGGTTTGTTTAAACTCACACCTTGGTCATTCTCACCTACTTTAGCGATTACATCTTCACCAGTAGAGAGTCTTAATATTTTCACGTCTGACATAATAACTCCTTAATTGTTTATAATATAACACACATTGACGTAAATGTCAATGTTATTTTTCAAAGCCAACTTTGTCTTGTTTGCCTTCTTTTTCAATCGGTCTTAATCTTCTACTTAATACAAATGTTCTGTTAGGATTGACACCAACATTCATTTGCCGCATTAAATCTCTATTTACCAATAGATCAGAACCTGATCTTGGTCTTTGGTCTAAACCAACTTCTATATCTATATAAGTAAAACCATTGAAAGTTAAATCCATTAATATAGTTGGTCTTATTTCTGAAGGCTCGTTAGTAGCATTTGATCTGTAAACTTTACTCTCACCGTGTTTAGGTTTTTCATAAGTTTTACCATCATATTTCCATTTTACTATTTTACCTTTTGATTCTATAATTTCATCAGCGTGTAAAGCACAAGCCTCTGATCCATTACCTGTATCAAACTTAGCTCTCACTTTACCTATTTCATCTAAATCAATAGTTTCTAACCAACCACATTCTATAAGTGATTGTCTATCCCAATGCGTTCTATCAGATATCCAGTCAACCATATTAAACATCATCTGTTCACCGTCAATTCTACCAGAAGGTTCTGAATCTGAATAGTAATCTTTATGTTGATAACCCTCGTAATCAGCACCTGATCCTGGACTACCATTGATTTCTAATAGATAAGGTTCGCCTTTGTATATAATATGGTCAACACCTACCATATAAGCTCGAGAAACTCTAGCCGCTTTTAATACTAATTCTTTTTCTTTTTTATTTAATATGTAAGGTTCTGGTTCAGCACCTCTATGAGTATTTGATCTAAAGTCATAACTACTATGCACTCTTTTTGTACTAGCAAATATTTTATTATCTACTACAAAAGTTCTAATATCAAAATCTGATTTCATATATTCTTGTATTAAGACTTCAGCATTCAATTTCCACATTGATTGTAAAGTGGCAACAAGTCCCTCATAACTTTCAATCTTAATAACTCCAACACCCTGTGTACCTGTAAGTGTTTTTAATATGACAGGAAATTTACCACCAATCATATCTAAAGCAGTTTTAATATTTTTTTCGTTTGATACAAATGCTGTTTTTGGTGTTGGTAAACCAAACTTTTCAAATAATAATGCTGTTGTTAGTTTATTATCACAAGTAAGCATTGCTGCTCTTGTGTTTATCATAAATGCTTGTGAGTTTTG